TTTACTTCTTTTATTTCTACCTTTATAAAACAATATTGATTGTTTAGAGGTTGTATTTTATCATAATATACTTTGTCTTTATTATTATTTAATCTATCAATTTTATCCATAGTATTATTAAATGAATCATCTGAAAATGCAATGCTCATCAATATAGGTATTAACAATAACAATAAAAATATAAAAAATAAAGTTCTTTTTTTATTCATTTATCATCCATCTTCCATCAGGCATCTTACAAGCCTCATGCCATTCCATTCTTCTATATGGATTACCATATAATATTGAATCAAAAAATCTTGTATTATCTAAATTTTGATCATGTGTAGTTTCAACCATTGTACACTTAATAGGACCTTTTAAGTAAAATCCTGTTGTTTTAATAATACCATTACTTTGTGTTTTTGGATTTTGCCATGTTGTAAAACCTGGTTTGTTAGGAGCGTTTTCTAAATGATCTACAAATGCTCTTGTCATTAATTGATCATCAGTTTCAGCATTCATAATATCTGCACCTTTAAATGAACCTGCAACTGCACAAGTAGCCACAACAGCAGGATTATCACTTACATATTGCCAACAACTTGCACCAGCAACAGCCGCTGTAGTGGATGCACCAATATAGGACTGTTTGCTAGCACAATTAGAGAGCAACAATAAACAACTAATTAAAAGTAATTTCTTCAACATCTTCAATCTTTAATTTTTCTTTTTGTTCTTTTTTAAGTTTTTCTTCTTTTTCTTTTTGTTTTTCTGTCATTTCTTCAACATACTTTTTATATTTGTATTCTTGTAAAGATAAGCCGAACACTTTTTTATAAAAGTGATCAACTGGAACTGGTGAAGAATATGCAAGTATCAAATTATCGAAGTTAATATCTAAATTTCTATACATCTTCGGATTTGATTTTTTTGCGTCTTTATGAGATTTTAATAATTGCAATCTATTTGTAAAACAATCTTCATACGGTTCGTTTGTAGTTGATTGTTGCAAATCTTTTTGTTTTGCAATTTTAAATTCTTCAAATATAATTTGTTTATCTATCATAGTGTCCTTTTGTTAAGTTAATAATCATTTATGTACTAATGCTATCACAGTTTATTATAAAAGTCAAGCGTTAAATAAGTCAATAAAATCAACGTTTTTAATAGAACAAAGTAAGAACATCTGACCTATTCTCTATTGATTTGTTACTTTTGTAACCAAAGCTTTAATCTTTGCCCAATTTTTAGCATTTTGTTCTTTACCAGCCTGCCAAGATGCCTGTTGAAATTTTTTAATTTCTGACCATTCATTAGCAATATAGTTCTTTACTTTAGTGTCCATTGTTTCTTCAGACTTTGCCATAGTAGCCGTCATTATGGCAACTATTGATAACAACATTAGTGTTCTCATTATATTTTCCTTCCCATTGATTTAAAATCTTTAGCATCAACAACCTGATAACTACCTTTATTATATGCTATAGATATTGTTTTACCTTCAGGCAAACTTGTAGAATAATATCGTCTATAAGTATTGCCAACTATTCTATCACTTGTTGGTATAGAATCTCTCACTTTAAAAACTGTTCTATCTAAATTTTTACTAACTCTTTTTGATTTGATAATATGACCTGTTTTTACATTTATATTAAGACCTAGTGTACCTAACCACTTGTGATATTGTAATTTTACTAAATCTAATTGTTCTTTTTTTGTCATTTTTTTTGACATTCTACTATTATTGCACATTTTAATCAATTTGTCAATAGTTTATATTTTTTCTATTTTTACTTTATAACCTTTTAGTTTAGCTTCTTCTTTAGCGTTTTCTATATGTTGTTCAATTCTTTCTTCATAACCTGGTAAGGTATCAGTATAAATTGATTCAGTAATAAAAACACCTTTTTTTTCTTGGTCAGTTTTAATAATTATCATTATTTACCTCTTTGTTCCTCTGCCTGTAACTGAATAGCAACATCAACATCTGATTCTTCTTCTTCGGTTAAAGTCTTCTCATCAGCATAAGTGTCAATTACAACATTGCCATCTTCTTCAGCAAATTCATCATCTTCATCATATGCCACTTTACCAAGATAAGTTGTTTTACCTGAGTCTGAATAATTAGCATCAACAACAGTTGTTTCAACTCCATCTTTTGTTTCAGTTATATCATTTGTAATTTTAGAGTGATCAATTCCACCACCATCTAAAAATAACTTATCTGCCTCATCTACATCATTAGCAAGAACGTGTTGTTCTACCATTACTGTATAGTATGTTTGTTTTGAATATAAGTTTTTACCTATATTTTCTTTTGTGTATATTATATTTGTGTCTATTGTCATAGTGTCTCCTTAGTTTAGTTGTGTTATATATTCTCTTTTAGTTTTGTAATTTTTTGTCATATCGGGATTAAAGTCTTTTCTAAATCCCTGTCTTTGGTATAACTGACCAAAGTCGTTAAATAAGTTATCATCACCTGCAGCTGTTTCTGAACCAAATACATCTTCATATGTTTGATAATATTCGTCTGGATAGATTATCTCAATAGCAGTAGCACCAGCAAAGTTTGTTGCGTCTTCTTTATAGGTCTTATCCATGTAATCTTTGAATTTTAATAACTGTTTTCTATAATATTTAATTTTAGAAATAGGAACATTTTTGTACATTGAGTCACTACTCCAAAAATATTCTGCGTCTTCGGAATCAAAGTATTCTCTTTTGTAAACAATATTAAATGTTTTGTATAATTCTTTTGTCATAGTATCTCCTTGGTTATGCAATTAATTTTTTAAAGTGATTATAAAATAATTCTTCTAATTCTGTCATTGTCTTTTTTTTCACACCGAACACATTTTGAAATATCTTCATGTGACTACTACAATAAATGTGTTTGTACGGTTTTTTAAGATTATCTGTTTTATCTATTCTATAATCTTTCAAATAACTTTTATTTGAACAATGTTTAATTTTACATACAGTATCTTTATTAGTAAAATAATAAAGTTTTTCAGGTATTTTTATTTTTTTTGTCATATACATATACATTACACTAAAAATAGCCAAAAGTCAAGCATAAAAAAACGTTGATTTTACTAGATTTTTAGGGTATAAGTGTGCTATTCTGACGCACTTTTGACTGATTCTTGTCTATTTTCTGTCGTATCCTGCCTTAGCAACATAAAACGAATCAACAATATCTGTTACAGGATTGTTTAGTTTTATTTGATCAAATTCTTTCATTAAATCAATATTTGTATCTCTTACAAACTGCTCATACATTTTGAGTTTATCTGCGTTACCTTTACCTGTAGCATTCTTTTTTACTTGGCCAGGCACTATACTTTCAAATCTCTTGTTTAGTTTGTACAGTTTATGTTTTAAGGCACCCATATTCTCTGCTAGATTAAACACAAGGCCTTTACTGCCAAATGAATATCCTTCTACAAAAATATTACCAATAGCAGTATCAACAATATTAATCGCCCAATCGGAAATCTGATCGTGTCTTTGAGTCTCGGAGGTATAGGGTAAATGAAGTCTGCCATTTATTTGTCCATTACAAAAATTACCTTCATATTTTTTTACATTTGTAAGATAATATATCTTACAGTTTTCAAATTTAAACTCACCTCTACAAACGCATATAGCAGGACTGCTTAAACTATAATCAATTCCAATCGTCTTGGTCTTCTTCATCATTAAAAATTGCATCCTCTTCATCTATAGAAGTGTCTGCACCACAGAAAGGACAAGTTGTTGGTTCTATTTCTTCATCCCACTTAACGTTATAAGTGACTTCACAATTCTTACAAGAAATAGTAGTTTGATTTAAATTTGGTGGAGTAAGTGTTGTCATTATAGTTTAAATGTTTTAAATTGATCTTTTTTAACGTCTTGTTTAAGTCCACCAATAACATAACTTTCTATTTCAGTTTCTTGTGGAGCATTTTGCATTGAACGACTATTAAACCAGTGTGTTGTCCACGGTAATGGATTATTGTTTGATGGTTGTTCATATACTTGATTTAATCCAATACTTCTCATTCTTCTATTTGCTATATATTCAACATATTGGTGTAACAGTTTTTCAGAAAGGCCTATCATAGAACCTTTTTGAAACAAATAAGTTGCCCAACGTTTTTCTTCTTGGACTGCGTCATCATAAATCTGATAAACTTCTTGTTCAGTATCTTTTATGACCTTATTCATTACTTTATCATTTTCTTTATTTCTATAAGCATTAATAATATTTTGTGACATTGCCAAATGTTGACTTTCATCTCTAGCAATCAATGATAATATTTTAGCAGAACCTTCCATAAGTTTAAGTTCACCAAATGCAAATGAACAAGCAAATGATACATAAAATCTTAAGCCTTCTAATACATTTACAGTAACTAGTGATAACCATAATGCTTTCTTTAGTTCATATTCATCAACTGATTTAGGGTCTAGTTTATATTTGTAACCTAATTCAATTAGTTTGTCGTAACCTTCAGTTACAGACTTTGCTCTTTTTTCTATTTTCTCATCTTGTATAATTGTATCAAATACATCAGATGGATTAGAATATAGATTTTTAATAATGTATGTATAACTTCTACTGTGAATTGTTTCCATAAAGTCCCATGCAACAATGGCACCTTCTAACTCTGGTATGGATACAAAAGGTAAAAATGCTAAACATGGCCCTCTACCTTGTACACTATCTAACATTGTTTGATATTTTAAATTAGATGTAAAGATAAACTTTTGTGATTCAGATAACTGAGAGTAATCGTTTCTATCTTTTTGTAAAGATACTTCTTCTGGTCGCCAAAAGAAACCTAACTGTTGTTGTGCCAATCTATCAAATACAGGATACTTAAACGTATCATATCTTTGTACAGCTAAATCTGCACCAAAAAACATTGGTTGTTTTGTACTATCTAGTTTTTTATCTTTATTAAATACAGTTTTCATTAAATTGTACAAGAATCACAGTTTTCTGGATCCTCTTCCTCTTTTACTTCTTGTTTATCCTCTGGTACATTATCATGGAACCCAACTGGATGAGCAGGTTCATCTTCATCTTTCTTACTATCATATGTATTTTGATAATAAGAAGTCTTCCAACCTAATTTATAAGTCGTCAATAAGTCTTGTGCCATAACTGATACAGGCACTTGACCATCAGTATAATTTTCAGGATTATAAGACCAGTTACCTGATATTGCCTGGTCAAAATACTTTTGCATTACTGCAACGATATTTATATATCCTTCATTCCCTTTCATATCCCAAAGTAGTGTATAAAAGTTCTTTAGTTTATTATATTCAGGTACAATTTGTTTTAAAGGACCTTTTTTAGACTTTTTAACAGACAAATAATCTCTAGGTGGTTCAATACCATTTGTCGCATTTGAAACTACACTAGAAGATTCACTAGGCATTTGTGCTGACAATGTACTATGTCTTAAACCATGTTCTTTTATTTCTTTTCTTAACCATTCCCAATCGTAAGTATAATCTCTTTTTACTAATTCATCAACATCTTTTTTGTAAGTATCAATAGGTAAAATGCCATCGGCATATTTTGTTTGTTTAAATGCTGAACATTGACCTTTTTCTTTTGCAAGTTGATTACTTGCCTTTAATAGATAAAACTGAAATGCTTCTGTTAACTTATCAACTTGTCTCCATGCTAATTTCTGTTCGTACTTGTAACCTTTTTTAGCAAGATAGTGA